TGATGTCAGTTGTGTTAGCTTATTTTGGTGGACGAAGTAGTGAAAAGGTGACAAGTATATTTAAAAAGTAAAGATTACTTAAAACAAGTAATTATATTATAGAATAATTAAATTAAATAAAATAAAATGGAAGAAAAAACGAAACTTACAGAGAAAGAGTTTGAAATAGTAAAAGATTTTCAAACTAAACTCAATAATATAGTATTTAATATTGGTATTTCAGAATCTCAAAAACACGGTTTTTTACATGAATTAGCTGGTGTTAATCAAGATCAAGAAGAGTTTAAAAAAGTATTAGAAGATAAATACGGATCTATTAATATTAACTTAGAGGATGGTTCTTTTGAAGAAATAGTAGTAGAAGAAAAAGAAGATGAGTAATGTAATACGTAAAATCAGTATTGGTGCTGATTATAAGAATGAAGCTATGCATTATTCTGTAGGCCAACAAGTATATGGTGGTCATGAAATATCTCATATACTTTTAGATGAAAAAGATAATTCATATAATATTTATATAAAAAAAAACAATGAAGTATTGCCTTGGAAAAAATTTAATTCTAACATGGCTATATCGATTGAATATGATTTAGAATATTAATGAATAGTTTATATAATTTTATAGTAAAGCCAATTGGAGAAGGTAGATATACTAATAGTAAAAAAATAGGTGAAAAAGAATTAATTTTAAATACTAAAGTTGAGTCTTGGAAATTTGTTAATAGATTTGCTGAAATAGTATCTACACCGTTGGCTATTACTACTAATATAAAAAAAGGTGACACTGTAGTAGTTCATCAAAATATATTTAGAAGATTTTATGACATGCAAGGTAATCAGGTTAATAGTCGTTCTTATTTTAAAAACGATTTATATTTTGCATCGATAGATCAAATATATTTATATAAAAATAAAGATACTTGGAAAAGTTTTGGTGATAGATGTTTTGTTATGCCAATAAAAAATTCTGATAATCTAAGAAATAGAAAAGAAGAACCTTATGTTGGTATACTAAAAATAGGTAATAACAACTTAGAAGCATCTAATATTAACTCAGGAGACCTGATTGGTTTTAAACCAGGAGCTGAATGGGAATTTTTTATAGATGATATGCGTCTTTATTGTATGAAATCAAATGATATTGTAATTAATTATGGATATAAAGAAAATAAAGAAGAATATAATCCAAGCTGGACATATAGCAGTTGATGAACTAATTAAAGTTGCTAAAGAACCTATTATAGATTTTGGACCAGATATTTCTGCAGATAGACTTAAAAATGCAGCTGCTACAAAAAAACTAGCTATATTTGATGCTTTTGAAATTTTATCTAAAATTAATGAAGAAGAAAATATTATAGAAGGTAAACTTGAACAAGAAACTAAAAAACCTAAAGAATTTAAAGGTTTTGCAGAAGGAAGATCTAAGTAATGTATCAGCAAAGTTTATATAAAATATTAGATGATCACATTAAACCTAAAATTATTAAAAAAAATAATAGGTATAAAAAATGGGATTATGGTTATAATGTTGAGCATGATGTCATAGTTATTAGCAAAACAGGTGAAATAGGTAAAATATACGAAATACAAAATCTTAAAATAGCGTTACCTAAAGAAAAAAATATTCATAAATTTAAATCTAATAAGTTTGAATATACTGAATTACCTAAAGAATTAAAAAGAATAAAAACAATATTTGATTGGGAAGAATATTCTTTAGATTTTAAAGAAACATGGTATGATTACATAGACGCAGAGTTTACGCGTAGAGAGCAAGGTTTTTGGTTTTACAATAATGATACATCTACTTACATTACTGGTACTCATTATATGTATTTACAATGGAGTAAAATTGATGTAGGTAAACCTGATTTTAGAGAATCAAATAGATTGTTTTTTATATTTTGGGAAGCTTGTAAAGCAGATAATAGATGCTACGGTATGTGTTATTTAAAAAATAGACGTTCAGGTTTTTCATTTATGGCTTCAGGTGAAGTAGTTAACCTAGCTACTATATCTAGTGATTCAAGATATGGTATATTATCTAAGTCTGGTCCTGATGCAAAAACAATGTTTACAGATAAAGTTGTACCAATATCAGTTAACTATCCTTTCTTTTTTAAACCGATTCAAGATGGTATGGATCGACCTAAAACAGAATTAGCATATAGAGTTCCAGCTAGTAAATTTACAAGACGTAAACTTACAGCTAATGAAACCTTGCCAGAGCTACAAGGATTAGATACAACTATTGATTGGAAAAATACTGGTGATAATAGTTATGATGGTGAAAAATTAAAACTATTAGTACATGATGAAAGTGGTAAATGGGAAAAACCAAATAATATTTTAAATAACTGGAGAGTTACAAAAACTACATTAAGATTAGGTAGTAGAATTATTGGTAAATGTATGATGGGTTCTACTTGTAATGCTTTAGATAAAGGTGGCGGAAATTTTAAAAAATTATATAATGATTCAGACGTTACACAAAGAAACCGCAACGGACAGACTCGTTCGGGACTCTATAGTTTGTTCATACCTATGGAGTGGAACTACGAAGGATACATTGATTCTTATGGCATACCTGTATTCGAAACACCTAAAGATTTAATAAAAGGTCCACAAGGTTTACCTATTACATTAGGAGTAATTAATTATTGGCAAAATGAAGTTGATGGATTAAAAGAAGATCAAGATGCTTTAAATGAATTTTATAGACAGTTTCCAAGAACAACTGAGCATGCTTTTAGAGATGAAGCAAAATCTTCATTATTTAATTTAACTAAAATATATGAGCAAATTGATTGGAATGAAGATATTAAAAACACTAATATAATAACGCAGGGTAGTTTTCAATGGTTAGGAGGAATAAAAGATACAGAAGTAGTTTTTAATCCAAATAAAAATGGTAGATTTTTTATTTCCTGGGTTCCACCTAAAAGATTACAAAACAATGTAATAATAAAATTAGGTAAAAAATATCCTGGAAATGAACAACTAGGCGCTTTTGGGTGTGATCCATATGATATATCAGGAACAGTAGATAAAAGAGGATCTAAAGGATCTTTACATGGATTAACTAAGTTTAGCATGGAAGATTGTCCACCAAATCATTTTTTTTTAGAATATATAGCTAGACCACAAACAGCAGAGATATTTTTTGAAGATGTTTTAATGGCTTGCATATTTTATGGAATGCCATTGCTTGCGGAAAATAATAAACCAAGATTATTATACCATTTTAAAAGGCGAGGTTATAGAGGTTTTGCAATGAATAGACCTGATAAAATATATAATAAACTTTCTATTACTGAAAGAGAAATAGGTGGTATACCTAATTCAAGTGAAGATATTAAACAAGCTCACGCGTCTGCAATTGAAAGTTATATTGAAAATTATGTTGGACTAAGATCAGACAGCACTTATGGTGATACTTATTTTCAACGAACACTAAATGATTGGTCAAGATTTGATATAAATAATAGAACAACTCATGATGCTTCTATTAGTTCAGGTCTTGCTGTTATGGCTTGTAATAAACATAAATATAGACCTGTTCCTAAAATAGTAAGACAAAGCTATGATTTAGGAATTAAAAAATATGATAATAGAGGTTCTTTATCAAAAATTATAGATTAAATGAATATAAATTATAATAATAGTGTATTTCCTAGCCAAGTAGTTAGTGATGCTGAAAAATCTTCGATAGAATACGGGAGACAAGTAGCCCGAGCTATTGAAAGTGAATGGTTTATGCAAGGCAGAAGTAATGGTAATAGATACTTAACTACATGGAATAATTATAATAGATTAAGATTATATGCAAGAGGTGAACAACCTACTCAAAAATATAAAGATGAACTATCTATAAACGGTGATTTATCTTATCTTAATTTAGACTGGAAACCTGTTCCTATAATTTCTAAGTTTGTAGATATTCTTGCAAACGGTATTTCTAATAAAGATTATGATATAAATGCTTTTGCGCAGGATCCTGTTTCAGTAGAAAAAAGAACAAATTATGCTGAAATGTTGGCTCAAGATATGTTTTCAAGAGATTTAATGAAACGTATTACAGATACATTAGGTGATCAACTATTTAATACAGATATACCAGAAGCTCAAATGCCTCAAAATGCAGAAGAACTAGAACTTCATATGCAGTTGTCTTATAAACAAAGTATTGAAATAGCTGAAGAAGAAGCTATTAATCAAGTTCTTGATATGAATCGTTGGGATTTAGCTAGACGTAGAATAAATTACGATTTAGTTACATGTGGTATTGGAGCTGTTAAAACTAATTTTAACGTATCAAATGGTATAACAGTTGAGTATGTTGATCCAGCTAATCTAGTATATTCTTACACAGAAGATCCAAATTTTGAAGATATATATTATGTTGGTGAAGTTAAAATGGTAACATTACCTGAAATAGCTAAACAATTTCCTAATTTAGATAATGCTACATTAGAAAAAATACAACAACAAGAAGGTAATAGAAGTTACATGTATGGTTATGGTAATGGTCCATATGATGAAAGCACAGTACCTGTTTTATATTTTGAATATAAAACATATCAAGACCAAGTATTTAAAATTAAAGAAACCCCTAATGGTTTAATAAAAGCTATTGAAAAACCTGATACTTTTAATCCACCAGAAAATGATAACTTTGAAAGAGTTGGTAGAACTATAGAGGTTTTATATAAAGGAGTAAAAATCTTAGGAACAGATTTATTATTACAATGGGGTATGTGTCCTAATATGACTAGACCTTTTTCTGATACAACTAAGGTAGAAATGAATTACGCAATATGTGCTCCTAGAATGTATAAAGGTAGAATAGAATCTACAGTTGGTAGAATTACTGGTTTTGCTGATATGATTCAAATAACACATTTAAAACTTCAACAGGTTATTGCAAGAATGGTACCTGATGGGGTGTTTTTAGATATGGACGGTCTAGCAGAAGTTGATTTAGGTAATGGTACAAATTATAATCCAGCTGAAGCTTTAAATATGTATTTTCAAACTGGTTCTGTAGTGGGTAGATCACTTACACAAGATGGTGAATTAAATAGAGGTAAAGTACCGGTACAAGAATTAACATCAGGATCAGGTCAAGCAAAAATACAAAGTTTAATTAGTACATATAATTATTATTTACAAATGATAAGAGATGTGACGGGATTAAACGAAGCAAGAGATGGTAGTTTAGCAGATAAAGATACATTAGTAGGTTTACAAAAAATAGCCGCTCAAGCATCTAATATTGCTACTAAACATATTAATAATGCAAGTTTATTTTTAACTTTAAGAATGTGTGAAAACATATCTAAAAAGATGAAGGATATGTTGGAATATCCATTAACTGCAAATGCATTAAGAGATAGTTTAAATATATTTAACACAGCTACATTAGAGCAAGTTGATAAATTAAATCTTCATGATTTTGGTATATTTTTAGATTTAGAACCAGATGAAGAACAAAAAGCACAGCTAGAACAAAACATACAAGTAGCTCTTAGTACTGGTGGAATAGATTTAGAAGATGCTATTGAAATACGTCAAATACGTAATTTATCTTTAGCTAATCAAATGTTAAAACAAAAACGTAGACGTAAATTACAAAGAGAAAGACAAATGCAAGCTGAAATGGCTCAACAACAAGCAGCCGCTAATTCTCAAGCTACACAGGTTGCTGCAGAAGCTGAAGTACAAAAACAACAAGCATTAACTTCAGAAAAAGTAAACTTTGAGCAAGCTAAATCACAGTTTGAAATACAACGTATGCAAACTGAAGCAGAAATAAAAAGAGCTTTAATGGCAGAAGAATTTAAATATCAACTGCAATTAGAACAAATGAAGACTCAACGTGAAACCACTAAAGAGCAACAAATAGAAGATCGTAAAGATAAAAGAACAAGAATAGCTGGTACTCAACAAAGTCAAATGATAGATCAAAGAAAAAATGATTTATTACCAATAGATTTTGAATCGCAAGATAATCAATTACCAACTATTTAACATTAATTTTTAATTATATTATATTATGGCAGAAAAAAAAGCGGCCGTAGAGGTCAAGCAAGAAGGTGAATTTACTTTAAAAGGTAAAGTAAAACCTAAAAAACCAAAACAATTAGGTAAAAAAGTTGAAGTAGCAAAAGTAGACTTATCAAAAGATCCTAATGTTCAAATAAAAGAACCAATAAAAGTTGATTTAACAACTAAAAATCAAGAAGATGCCGTTCAAGAGCAAAAAACAGAGAAGCTACCTGATGATAAACCATCCGGAGATTTACCAAAGGTGGAAGAAGAAGTACGGGTCAGCGATACAGATGTTAAAGAAGAATCTCCGATCGAAGTAATAGAAGAAATAAAAGAAGAAACTATTGCAGAGGAGATTAAAAAAGAAGAAACACCCGTTGTTGAAACTCCTAAGTTACCTGAAAATGTAGATAAACTAGTGAAGTTTATGGAAGAAACAGGTGGCACGGTAGAAGATTACGTAGAATTAAATAAAGATTATTCAAAATTAAACAACGATCAACTTTTACAAGAATATTTAATAAAAACTAAACCTCATTTAGATTCAGAAGATATTAGTCTTATAATGGAAGATTATAAATATGATGAAGACCTAGATGAACAAAAAGAAATTCGAAGAAAAAAGCTAGCATATAAAGAAGCTGTCGCTAGTGCAAAACAGGATTTAGAAAGCAGAAAAAATAAATATTATGCTGAAATAAAACAAAGACCTGGAGTAACACAAGAGCAGCAAAAAGCTACCGACTTTTTTAATCGATATAATAAACAGCAAGAAACTATAAAGCAAACTCAACAAGATTTTAAACAGCGTACTAAAAATTTATTTAATACTGATTTCAAAGGTTTTGATTATAATGTAGGAGATAAAAAATTTAGATACAAAGTTCAAGATCCGAGTAAGATAGCTGAAACTCAATCTAATATTTCTAATTTTGTTGAAAAATTTTTAGACAAAGAAGGAAAGATTAGTGACACTGCAGGTTATCACAAAGCTTTATATGCTGCGATGAATGCTGATAAACTAGCTTCTCATTTTTATGAGCAAGGAAAAGCGGACGGTGTTAAAAACATGGTTCAAAAATCTAAAAATCCAAGCGTAGATGCACCAAGGCAAGTTGCAGGTGGGGACGTTTATGTTTCAGGTTTTAAGGTTAAAGCAATTAGTGGAGCAGATTCATCAAAATTGAAAATCAAAAAACGAACATTTAATAATTAAAATTTAAAAAAATGGCTTTATCCCCACAATTTGGCTCGATAGTACCGAGTCAAGTACAGGAAGCTTTATCATCAAATTTCTTATCCTTTAACGGAGGAGCAAATCCTGGTGATTCTGATTCTTTCGCTCAACAATATCTGCCTGAAATTTACGAAGCAGAAGTAGAGAGATATGGAAACAGAACATTATCTGGATTTTTAAGAATGGTTGGTGCTGAACTTCCAATGACAAGTGACCAAGTAATCTGGTCAGAACAAAATAGATTACACATTGCATATGATAACTGTACATTTGCTGCTCCTGGTGTTGGTGCTGCTAACGCAATTACTATCCCAGCTGGTGTTACTAATGTAATTTCTCCAAGATCTACAATTGTAGTAATGGATGATTTTGGTAACGAAGCAAAATGTTTAGTTGTATCTTCTAATTTAGGTGCAGGACCTGTAACGATCAATGTTGATCCTTACACTGCTGCTACTTTAGCTGGTGCTGGTCTTGTTGGAGCTGTAAAAATATTTGTTTACGGTTCTGAGTATAGAAAAGGACAAACTACACCTAACGCTGCAGTTGGCGCTGCTCCTGCTACAGGAAACGAAATCGCAAGTATTGATCCTGCGTTTTCTCAATTTAGCAATAGACCAGTAATAATCAGAGACAAGTATGTTGTATCTGGTTCTGACACTGCTCAAATTGGTTGGATTGAAGTTTCAACTGAAGACGGAACAGGTGGATACTTATGGTATCTTAAAGCTGAGTCTGAAACTAGATTAAGATTTGAGGATTATTTAGAAATGGTATGTGTAGAAGCTGAATTAGTAGCTGCGGCATCACCAATTCTTGTAGCCGAAGCTCAAGGATCAGAAGGTCTTTTTGCTGCTGTTGAAGATAGAGGTAATGTACAAGTTGGATTCGCTGCTGCTGCAGGTATTAGTGACTTTGATGATATTCTTAGAAACTTAGATACTCAAGGAGCAATTGAAGAAAACATGTTATTTTTAGACAGACAAACTGCTTTAGATTTTGATGATATGCTTGCTGCAATTTCATCTGGATCTTCAGGAGGTACTGCTTATGGATTATTTGAAAACTCAGAAGAAATGGCTTTAAACTTAGGTTTTAGCGGTTTCAGAAGAGGTTCATATGACTTCTATAAGACTGACTGGAAATACTTAAATGACGCTTCAACTCGTGGTGCTATGACTGGACCAAATTCTATTGAAGGAATTTTAGTTCCTGCTGGTACTACTACTGTTTATGATCAAATTTTAGGAACTAACATCCGAAGACCTTTCTTACATGTAAGATATAGAGCTTCACAAACTGATGATAGAAGAATGAAATCTTGGCTAACAGGTTCTGTTGGTGGTGCGTTTACTAGTGATCTTGATGCAATGGAAGTTAACTTCCTTTCTGAAAGATGTTTAGTAACTCAAGCTGCTAACAACTTTGTATTATTCAAAGGAGTGTAATCACTATTTATAGGTAAGGGCGCTTCGGCGCCCATATACCTTTTAACTTATTTAATTATATTATATTATGGCAAAAAATAAAAAACAAGAGGTAGTAGTTGAAGAACCAGTTGTGGTTGCTACACCTCAAAAAGAAAAACCAGTTGTTAAAAAAAATGATTGGGAAATAAAAGATAGAACTTATATATTAAAACATAATAAAGAACCTTTAACGTTTACTATACCTAGTAAACACACTAGAAGACATCCTTTATTATGGTTTGACAATAAAACAAATACACAAAGAGAATTAAGATATGCAACTAATATGTCTTCTCCTTTTGTAGATGAACAAAAAGGTGAAGTTACTTTAGGTCATATTACTTTTAGAGATGGAACACTATCAGTTCCTAAACAAAATATAGCTTTACAAAAACTACTTTCTATATATCACCCAATGAAAGATAAAAAATATATAGAGCATGTTCCAGCTGTTATTGCTGAAAATGAATTAGAAATGATTGAATGGGAACTAGAAGCGTTAAACGCTGCTAGAAATATGGAGGTAGATATGGCAGAAGCTATTGTTAGAGTAGAAGTAGGGAGTAAAGTAAATAGTTTAAGTTCAAAAGAATTAAGAAGAGACTTAATGATACTTGCTAAGAAAAACCCAAGATTATTTTTATCTTTAGCAAATGATGAAAACGTTCAATTAAGAAACTTTGGTATTAACGCAGTTGAGCAAGGTATTTTAAGACTAGCTCAAGATCAAAGATCTATACATTGGGGTAGTAATGATAGAAAGTTAATGACAGTTCCTTTTGATGAAAATCCTTATTCAGCTTTAGCCGCTTGGTTTAAAACTGATGAAGGTGTAGAAGTATATAAGTCTATAGAAAAAAGACTAGTATAACACTAAATAAATACAAGGCGGATTCGTCCGCCTTTGTATTAAATTAATAAAAATATAATGGTAAACGTAAATACAGTATATCAAACGGTATTATTGATCCTTAATCAACAACAAAGAGGCTATATAACTCCTGATGAGTTTAATAAAATAGCTGCTCAAGCTCAATTAACTATATTTGAAGCTTATGCTAGTGATTTAAACCAACAATATAGAGTTTCTCAAAATGATACTGAATACGCTAACCGTATAAAAAATATTCAATTAAAATTACAACCTTTTCAAAAATATGTCAGTAATACTACATCACCTGGAGCTATTACTGGAACAAATCCTTTTACCTTAAACGTATCTGATTATGCTATACCAACTGCTCCAGTTCCAGGAGTATTAGGTGATTTTTACAGATTAGGATCGGTTATATATAAAGGAATACAATTGAATCAATATGCACAAAGAAACGAGATAACACAATTATTACTTTCCCCGTTAACTCAACCAACTAAAGACTTTCCTATATTTTTATATGAGGCAGGAGCAACTGCTACATCTAATAATGGTTTATTATATATATATCCTACTAGTATTACAAATGCTAATGATATAAATATATCTTATTTAGCAAAACCTATAAATCCTATATGGGGTTTTACATTAGATGGTACTACTGGAGCATATTTATATTCAGCAAGTGCATCTACAGATTTTCAACTAGATGTATCTGAACAAACAGAAATAATATTAAGGATATTAGCTTATGCTGGTGTAATAATAGAAGATCCAACAATAATACAAGTAGCGTCTCAAGCTGTCAGTGCTGAAGATGCAAATGAAAAACAATAAGATATGCCAACACCAAATGGAGGTTTAATAATAGAAACCAATGAACAATATTACGCGGGCGCGCAGGGATTTGTAGGTGATAATACTACTGATAAATATACTTTTACATTTAATACTAAGTTAAATTTTGGCAGTGATGATCCTTCTAATGCTAACTATGCGTTAAATAATTTTAAATTATACGCAAGTTCAGATGGTATTACTTATACAGAAGTTATACCTGCAAACTGGCCCGCGCTATGTCCATACACAGTAGATGCTATAGACAATAATAATAGTGTTGTTGATTTAGCAGCTAATTTACCTGCAAATCATGTTTTAGTTTGTCAATTAAAAACCATGGATGGTGGTACTTTTGGTAACAAAGATGCTTACGGTATGACTGTAGAGCAAAACTATGGGAATTATTCTTATTTACCACTTAAAGATGTTGTTAATAACTTTATAGTAGGTTTTGTTGGTCAAGATAAATTAATACCTAGAGTTGATAGAACAGATGTAATATTTCATGCTAAACGTGGGTTACAAGAATTTAGTTATGATACTTTAAAATCTATTAAATCTCAAGAACTTACTATTCCACCTAACTTAAGCGTAATTTTACCTCAAGATTATGTTAATTATGTAAGAATATCTAGAATAGATGAACTAGGTGTGCAAAGAATTATATATCCAGCTAATAATTTAACAGATTCTCCTTATGAAATGCCTATTCAAGATTCTACAGGAGAACCTATGCAAGATAATTTTGGTGAAAACTTAGAAGGAAGTTCTATTACTGAAGAAAGATGGTCTAAAGCTAATGTTAATTTAATTAATCAAAACTTTAATTTACAGCTTTATAATGAAGGTATGGATTGGGCAGGTTACAACTGGGGTTACGGAGGTTATTGGTATTGGGGTTGGGGTGAACAATATGGTATGTCACCACAATATGCTCAATACAATGGCTGGTTTAATATGAATGAAAGAGAAGGTAAAGTTTCTTTTTCTAGTAATTTAGTTGGTCAATTAATAATATTAGAATATATTTCTGATGGTCTTGCTTATGATTTAGATAGTAGAATACCTAAATTAGCGGAAGATGCGTTATATTCATATATTTCGCATGCTATATTATCTACCAGAATTAATCAACCAGAATATATAGTGCAAAGATTACGTAGAGAAAAAAGTGCTAAACTTAGAAACGCTAAAATTAGATTATCTAATATAAAACTTGATGAAATAGTTCAAGTAATGCGTGGAAAAGCTAAATGGATAAAAAGATAAAACATGCCGCAAATAGTTAATACTTTTCTAAAGTCTAAGATGAATAAAGACTTAGATGATAGATTAATACCAAATGGCGAATATAGAGATGCAAGTAATTTACAAATAAGTAGATCACAAGGATCAAGTGTTGGTGAATTTGAGAACATACTAGGTAATGTAGAAAAAGGATATTTAAATACTGGTAGTGTCAAAAATACTATGACTGGAGTTATAAGTAGTTATAAAGGCGTAGTTATAGGTCAATACACAGATGAAAGCACGGGTAATATATATATTTATAGTACAAACTATACCGGCTCGTTACAAACACCAAGAGATATAACAGTAAAAAGTGATCCACTCAACCCTACTATAGGTGAAACTTGGACGCTACATGATCTTACATTTGGATCTCAATTAAACCCTCAAGTTATAGGTATACAAGTAGGTATGGGTGTATGGAGTGATCAGGTGAACGGAGATCCTGTAGTAACAGAAGTAAATCCAACTAATATAAAAATATCATGGAATCCTGGAGGTGTTGGAACTATACCTGCTGGTAGCACATTAACATTTGGCTGGATAAACACTATACATTATTATAATGCAGTTACAGAAACACCACCTGTATTATTAGTAAGAGGAGGTTTTTTAAACTTTAGCACTCAATCAAAAATATATGGAATTAATTTATTAGAAGGTTTATTGTTTTGGACTGATAATAGAAATCAACCTAGAAGAATAAATGTTGATTCTGCTATAGCTGAACCAGTAACTTATTACAATAATGAAGATCAAATATCTGTAGCTAAATATTATCCTTATGATGCACCTTTAGTTTTAGAACAAAATATACTTACCGCAGCGTCGGGAGCAGCTCCTGGCGTTGGATTGTTTGGTTATAATTTAACTATGACTAGTGTTTTAAATATAAAAATTGGTGATATTGTTAGTGGTTTAGAAAATCAAAATGATCAAGATTTATGGGAGGTAATAGCTATAAATGGTCTTGTGGTTACTATATATAATAATTTTTTAGCTTCTCCTACTGCTCCAGTGAATAGACCACTTACTTTCAGTAGACCAACAATGACAAATGAAAGTGAAATTAAAAATGAAAATGGATTTGAAACAACGGTTAATGCAGTATCCGCTTCACCTTTAGTACCTGGCGATATTCTTACTATTGATTATCCTTTTAATAATTTATTATACACGGAACCAGATAAAACTCCAACCCCACAAATTGGGGATTATATAACTAGTTCTACAATGCTTAATGCAAGTGGTGTAGCGGGTGTTACCTTAGCTGATGAAGTTTGTATACAAGCTATAACAGAAATTATTCCAGGCAATCGTGCAAAAATTAGTTTAACTAAACAGGTTACAGGTGTTGTTGGAAACGATATAACTATTGCAGCTAATCCTGATTATAATGCTGGTTTTACAGGTGATGCAGATTTAATTGAACAAGAATTTGTAAGATTCAGTTATAGATTTAAATTTGTAGATAATGAATATTCTTTATCTGCTCCATTTACTCAAATATGTTTTATACCTAAACAAAAAGGTTTGTTTGGAGGAGGTCCTAATGATAGTAAACAAGATATGGAAGAAGCTTATGCTTCTACTATTGTTGCATGGTTTGAAAATAGAATTAATAATATAGGTTTAAAAATTCCAATACCAGGGAAAATAAGTGATTATGCTACGAGTGCTGACGCATTAACAGCCTTGCAAGAAAGTTATAATGTAAAAGAATTAGAAATATTATATAAAGAATCAGATGATTCTTCAATAAAAATATTAGAATCATTAAGTATAGCAGAAGATATTTTACCTACTAGCGTAACAAGATCTACCCCACAAGATAAATATTATTATACATTTAATTATAAATCTATAAAACCTTACAAGACTCTACCTACAAATCAATTAACTAGAGTTTATGATAAAACTCCTATTAAAGCTTTAGCTCAAGAAGTTACAGCTAATAGAGTAACTTATGGTAATTTTTTAGAAAATCATACACCTCCACGAGGAATTGATTATGAAGTTTTATTTAGTAATAAATCTGTAAGTTATGATAATTATGCTCAATATCCTAATCATACAGTAAAACAAAATAGAAATTATCAAGTAGGATTTGTATTAGGCGATAGATACGGTAGACAATCTACTGTAATATTATCATCTAATGATAATGATGAAAACACAGCTGGATCTACTATTTATATTCCATATAAAACTTGGAATGAAGTTCAATCAGCGGGTGGGTTAACCACGTATGAATGGTTAGGAAACGTAATGAGAGTAAGAGTAAACAATGGAATAACTCAAACTACACTAAATTCTGCTACTGGTGAACCGGGTTTATATAAATCATATTCTGATACTGATGTAGATTCTTTTACTATATCTAATCCTGGTACAGGTTACACTGTTGGCGACACATGCACAACAAATTATGGTCTTCTTACTAATTTAGGCTTAGGTTTTGGTTTTGCATTTACTGTACAAGCAATTAGTGGTGCGGGTCCTACAGGACCAATAGCTGGAATAACAATTACTAATCGTGGTAGTGGTTATGCTGATGGTCAAGTTTTATCTGTAGTTAACGGGGGAACTAGTCCTGGAACAGGTAGTGGTGCTGAAATAACTATTGGAGTAAATCCTCCTAATGTATTAGGTTGGCAGTCATATAAGTTGGTTGTAAGACAACAAGAACAAGAATATTATAATGTTTATTTACCTGGATTTATAAGTGGTTATCCAGTAAATAATGGAAAAGATACTGGTAGAATTGCGGTGGCGGCTTTATTTGGAGATAATATAAATAAAATTCCTAGAGATTTAACTGAAGTAGGTCCATTACAAACAGAATTTTTAGCTTCTGTTCAATTATTTGGAAGAGTAAATAATCCTAATATAAATAATAGACAAACTTCTGGGTTATATTTTGATCAACGAACGCTACCTTGGAATACTCAATATTTTCCAGGAAGAAATGCAGATGAAGCAGTTACTGTTGGACCAATTGGTCAAGGTGGTTTAGAACTAGCTAACTCTCCTTTTGAACCTGGTACAGCTTCAGGTGGTAATGCAACTCAAGGTGATTTTAATAACGGTGGTAGCGTTCTTGCTCCTGGTAATTCACGAGTTCCTTGGGGAATTCCAGGCGCTGATCAAAGTTTTTATAATGTTGAACAAAATCCTTTAGCTACTGGTATTAGAGTGGGCGCGCAAGAATCTCAACCACAACTAGGTAGCACTCAATTAAACACTTTAGGAGCCATTGTTACAAGTGTTACTATTAATCCTGCTAGCATTCAGATAATGTGTATGAATCCTTTTTTAAGTGTTACTGAAACAGAACCTGTAAAAAGTCAATTAGAATTATTTTATGAATCTTCAACTTCAGGTAATTTTGTAGATTTAAATAGATCAGTAGTGGCAGATTATGCAGGTGTTTCAGGACTAAGTGATTCAACAGGTACATTTGATGAAAGCGATGTAATAGGAACAGCGATTATTAATTCTTTAAATTTTCAAGATAGTGCAGGTAATGATTTAACATTAGATGGCATACCAGTTATTACAGAAGTTAATGTAGAATTTTCTGATGGTACAACCGCTGATGTTCAATCTTCTAATTTATTTATAATAGAAAATGATCCAGCTGGAATAGCGAATAAAGATTTTAGAATAAAAACAAATAGTAATTTTTGGTATGGTAAATTTAGTCCAAGTAAAGTTAATAGTTGGTCACTATCATTTCAAACAAGTGATGGTGGTGGAACATATATTGATACTTTGACTAATGCATTTACAGTAAATCTTAATAATATTGCTCCAGATAATTTACAATTTGTTAGTACTTTAAACGCAACTGTATATGTCTCAGGAGATACTGTTACGCCTACTTTTGCAAATACAGCTACAAGTATTGGTACTTTTAGTGGTAAAAACGGAAGCATAGACGCCGGTGGTATACCACCTAATAATACGTTAGAATTATGTTGGACAGGAATAACTCTTACAGCAGAACCTGTAGGAAACGCAGCTGTGTTTTCTATAACAACTGATGGTGTTGTTACAATTTCTGCAGGATCATTAATAAATGGTACTTATACAATGCAGGCTACAATAGAAGATGCTTCTCCAGGTTGTAGTCCAGATGCTAGTAGTTTATCCTCTACTATTGATATTAGTATTACAGTAGGAACTCCACCTACTGATAAAGCAATTTGTTTCCAAGAATTTTCTGCTTTTTGGCTTGCTAACGCTACAACATGTTTAGGTACTACTGTAGGAGAAGCTATAGAGGTATTTTTTGGCACAAGTCAAGCTATTAACAATGGAGCTAGTGGTGCTACGGGAAGTGATACACAAAGTTTTTTAGATACTTTATCAGCACCCGCAGGTCCTCCTGGAGCTAATAGTTACAATAATACATCAGGTGGTGGACTTAATTTAGCTTATTATAATGTAAGAGCTGTTGCTTTAGCAAACGCAACATGTGTACCTCCTCCCGCTCCTACTTTTACAACTGGAGGTTTAACCCAAGGAGTATTGGGTGTAAAAATAGTTTTAACATCTTCAGCTACTACTTCTCCTAATTTTGAATATAATACTAATTACACTATATTACATAGACCTTTGAGTGGTAGCTGGACGCAAGCTTCTTATATATTCACCGATGTACCTGGAGCTCCAGCCACTGGAATAGTTGATGCTTTTGCTGGTGGTACTGCTGGTAGCACTTATTCTTTAGAAGTTGCTAACGCGGCTGGCGCAACAGCAACTCACACTTATCATTTCGATACTGTTGGTGAATATGCTGTTCGTACAAATGGGGTGAGAGGTCCAGGTTGTACTCCGGCTCCAGGAGGTACTCCATCCGCGGCAAACGCAATAGTTGAGTTTTTTGATGTTACTACTGGCGCGACTCTTATTCCTTGTACTGAGTGTACTGGACCAGATTAATGTAATAAAATATAAAAACAAGTAATAATAAATATGGCAACTACTCTAGAATTATCATA